AGATTAATCTTTATTATCAGAGGGTATATCAACTATATCCTCTGATACATCAATCATATCCGATTGATTATCTTCCCAACTTATCTTGATTGATTGGTCTGTCTTAACATTTTGTACCTTATTATCAGAATACAGATCAGTTAATTTGTTAGCAAGAAAGGTAATAAATTTTGTCTTCTCTCTTATCCATAATATCTGGTTAGGATTTTCAACCTCTTGATACTGAAAGATTTGCAACAACTTATCTATTAAAGTTTGTACACCATTCTTTCTAGCCTCAGTTACCCTCTCGTTTAGCTCTGGATTTTTCTTTAAGTACGCGTAGAACTTCATCAAGCTGAACTCGTACTGTTTTTCCTCTAAGATTTCTGTAAGTGTTAGACCTCTCGTTAGTTTTTCGCAGATTATATCTGCTTGGTTGGTTGTTATTAATTCTGACTTTGACTTTGCTGTAGTAATATTCTTTGAGTTGTTCATCTGTATATTTTCTAAATTGTTGTAGTTTACTTAGTTGTTTTATTCTAGTTTCATCTGTGTAGTTTGGTTTCCTAAACCCTTTAACATTTTGGTACCCATGATACTTACAATAAAAGGTACCATTTGCCAACTGATAACCTTTCATTCTACAAGGAATAAGTTTACCCTCACGTCTACCGGCACGAGTGTAGCCTTGACAAAATACTTTACGCATTGGTCTACCCGGCATAACTATTTCTTTGGTCTTCCTTTATAGTCTAGGTTGTTACGTTTATTATATTCAACTTTCTCTCTGTATCTAGGGTTACTGTTCTTACTTATCTTAGAGAGTTCAGCTAATACTTTTTGAGGGTGTACATAACTTGCTTTACTTTCCCGGTCTAGTTCAGCCTTTCTTTCTTTAGCAAGTTTTATATAGTATGGATTGTTAGTATCTAAGTTAAGCTGTGCAAGGGGGAGCTTCGCTAAATTGTCTACTATAGCTTGTTGATTACCTCTATTATCTCTAATTATATTTTCTATAGTATATACTTCTAATGTATCTACTAATGTAGCTCTTATTTGCGCATTAGGTGGTTCAAATTTAGACATTGAGGTGTGTATATTTGAGCTACCTTGAAATAGACCCTCATTTTTAATGAATAATTGATTGATAGAGTAAGTCTTGCCACTTCTACCTTTAGTTGAATAGACTACATTCATTTTCTCTAATGTATCTAATGATCTCTTAACAGTAGACCTAGATAAATTAGTATCTTTAGCTAAAGTCATGTGCCTTAAACCAGCCGAATAATTATTCTTTTTCCAGCAGTGCTTCATCAGCGCCATGAATACATTAAGACAGTTAGATTTCTTTTGACCGGACAATCTGTTGAGATGGAAATACAACTTGTACATTATGTGTATAAACCCTCTAGTCTGCATGGTTCTTACAATAGTTTCTATGATTTCGCTGGAGGTCTAGCAAGATGGACAACCATTGGTCCTCATTCATCAGCTCAAACTCTGTCGGAGAGCTTGTTATACGCTTAATTCTAAAGGTTAGGGTGGTGTCGGTCAGATTTCTATAAAAAACTAAAAAGCAGGGTATATTTAAGCGACTAGCGAGGGTCTTTACAAGGTTTGTAGCCTTATATTTCTGTCCTTTATCATAACAAGTCTCAAGTATAGCCAAAGGCTCATAACATTTAGGACAACACTCAATAGAATCTATATCAATCATAGCTATGCCATCATATTTCCTATGCCAATCGTTATAATTGCCATTGGAAAAAGCATAAGTCCAACGTGCCATTAGTTTCTAAAGATACCCCAAACCAATACAAGTAACAAAGATGATAGCAACACCTGTAACTCTATTGGTGATCCTAAAAATAACTCAATCATTTTTCCCTTTCTGTTTTATTAATAATATTTCGTTTTCTTTTTCTTCTAATTTTTTTTCAAGTGCCAGTATAATATCAGATTGTTTTTTGATATACTTCTTAGCTCGTTTCAATTCAAACTTACAATCAACCTCATCAAACATACCATCATAAGTCATTTTAAAACCTCAATCTTTTTCACAACTGATCGTGGATATACAGTTACGTTTCCAATATTAAGTTTATCCCCATCATAATTAAAAGAAGTAAATATTTTAACTGTCTTTGTATCTTTAGAAAAAAGATAACCTATATCTTCGCACCATGCGAAATTCATTCTATTGACATCATCAAGACTATCAAACCATGAATTGTCATTCAATATATCTTGCCACACAATTTTTACTCTTTTGTATTTAAACTTTTTCGTACCACGCACTGTACAAATCCTCTAGTGTTACTTCATTATTAGTTACTTCCAAGATTTTCTTTACCATATCCGGATCCGGAAATCTTTTTACTTTAGCAGTTAAACACCATCTTTGAACTGAAGTGCCGGGATTTTGTACACCTATAATGCCAAGCTCAAGTCCAAAATTATAGTAGGATAAACCTTTCTTTTTACGATATTCTTCGAGTGTCATAAGTCCTTTCTTTATCTGATATGTATCTATATATATTATATTATTTTCTTTACAATAGAAAAAAATAATATATACATAGTGGAAAAACTAAAGGAATCTATGAAACTAAGAGAAAAAACAGATGAACAGTTAATAGCTGAAGCATTTGCAATATTTAATGGTGGTGATGGTTTAGATCATTGGTCCTACAGTTCAACCTCTACACCTTTTGCAAAAAATATAATTCAATATACTTTTCCACAAAAAATTAGAAGATCATGGTTGTGGAGATACAAAGCAAACTTTGGCAACCTTGTAAACAATACAGTTCAAAGAATTATTGGAGATGTTATTTGGGAATCAATGTTAAAGCAAAAAGAAAAATGGGATAAAGATTATAAGTCTGCATTTAAAACAGAGTTAGATGAAATAAATAAAAAGCCACCGGTAGATGATAAGGATAAGTTTGCTAGAAAAGAAATGGAAAGCTACGCACATGATTGTATTGGTATAACAAAAAAAGTTGTCAAAGATTTAGTAGGGGATGACAAATTAGTTTGTGAACTTCATGTACAAAAAAAAGAGATGACACAAATTAAACCAACTTTAGGTAAAGTAGACTACATTACACCAAAATTATTTATAGAATTAAAAACAAAGCCACCAAATATTAGAAAGGTTAAGAACAAGGATCAGTGGAGCATGAACACACAAGATTTACCAAATGAACCTTTGATTGATAACCTTACACAGACTTCATTTTATTATATGTGTACTAAAAAAATACCATATTTAATTTATGTAAATGACAAAGAGCATATTATTTTTGATCAATCGCATGAGTTAATGAGTGAAGAACATCTGGAGCATTTATATTTTAAAATGGTTGAAAAGATTTTACTTTGGGAACGTATGATTATGTTTTGCAAAGGTAATCTGTCTGAACTTGCATTGATGTGTGAGCCACCGGATATGAACCATTATTTTTATTATAAAGATTTAGCACCAGAACAATTAAAACTAATAACTAACCTATGGGGAATAAAAACATGACAAAAAAAAATATATATCAAAAGTTACATGCTGCCTGTTTGAGCGCAAAAAGTGTAGTCAAAGGTCAAAAGAAAAATGGGATGCACTTCAATCCATTGCTGCATGATGATGTTCAAACAACTGCAACACAAGCATTACTAGACAATGACTTGTATGTAACTTGTAATTATTTAACAGAGATCGTACCTAATATTAAAAAAGTTATGGTTGTATGTACTATGAAAGTGCATGATGTTGATGATCCAACACAACATATACTTATTGATGGCTGTTCATCATTCGGAGATATTAGTATGTTTGGTACCGGACAAGCTATGTCATACTCAAGAAAGTATGCGTTTCTAAATTTATTAAATCTTAAAACAGGTATCAAAGATGAAGATGGTTACGAAGCTAAACCATTTGAAGAATATTCTACAGAGCAATCTGTCGAACAAAATTCTTTAGAAGAATCTAAAGAAGAACCTACATACTTAGATGAAACTATAGATGTAGAAGAAATGAAACGTGCTTTGAAAGCAACTAACTCTTTAGCTGAATTCAATGAAGTTAAAGATTTAATCAGAAAAGACGTTGAGTTTCTATTAAGAAACAACTTACGAGCATATAGGCAAGTAACAGACATTGCTGAAACTCGTGAGACACAACTAACAAATGATCAGCAAAGCTGATGATAACAAAGGAGGAAACAATGAGTAAAGATGTAGTATGGTGTAATCTTGTAAGAAATCCAAACAAGACCGAACCGAAACAACCGGATTGGGTGGCACCACCAAACCCAGATGCACCGGCAGGAAAGAAGTGGACCAAAGGTGTGAAGATGTCAGATGGTAGCTGGTGGAACCAGTGCGCTTGGGATGAACAAGATGGAGAAGGAAATGTTGTTGGCATAACTGTCAAGATTTCACCACCTACTCCTAATGATAGCAAACCTAATACTCCAAATAAAGGGTTTCAAAGTAAACCTAATTATGGTAATAAACAATCATATAAGTTTTAATTAACTTATATCTAGTCTTGGGGGAGTTTTTTTTCTAATTCCCTTTCAGTAGTTTTCTTCCCCAAGACACCTCTCTCAATATGGATAAGAAAATAACAGATATAGATCAAGAAATTGAAAAGAAGATTATTGATGATCGACAAAAAGATTATGGTAACTATCAAGAAAACTTTGTAATGTTAGCAGAAATGTTTACAATCATTTTGTTTGATAGTTTAAAAAAAAAAATTAAACCACACCAAGTAGGTCAATTAATGATGGCTCTAAAACTATATAGATCAACTAAAAATTTCAAGGCTGATAACTATTTGGACCTTAGTGTGTATAATAAAATGACTAAAGAAATACACAAAAAAGAGGTTGCCAAAAAGGATAAAGTATGACAAAGTTTAGAAGAATTATTAATGGTGAATGTCATTTTACAATGATTGAACTATTTGATGATGCAAAGAAAGCTGCAGATGTGTCCAATAAAGGAGAACCTGTAGAATGTAAAATTGATAATTTGAGGATTGATTTTACAACAGTAAAAAAGGATAAGGATGAACGAGAT